ACATTTTCTTCTGTTTTTGGTTCTTCAGTCACAGCTTCTTCCGCCACAACTTCTTCTTGTTTTTCATCTTGATCAACTGGTGGTTTAGTTAAATCCACCTTGTACATACCAGAGTCTTTATCAAACCCGGCGTTTGTTTGTACTACTTCTTCTTTTTCAGCAATAGATAATTCTTCTTTATCTAAAGCTTTTGCTTTTGTTACTTTTGACATAATATAATATTATATAATTAATTAATAATTACCTAGGATCAAATGCTCCTAAGTCGAAATCCCCACCTAAAATATCGTTTCCTGCGGATTCAAAATTTTTCGGGCCGGTATTTCCTTTTCTTTGTTCTATCAACTCGCTTTGTTGAGTTGCTTGAATTTTAGTTCTTTCATCTTTTCTATCCTCCTTATCATTTACTTTATCTTTTTCAATGCTCTTTTTTCCTTCTTGAAGTTGCATATTCATTTCAAATTCCAGGTGCATTAATTCTTTCTTTAAAGCAGCCTCTGCTTGTAGCTTTTGCATTTCAAGTTGTCCTTTAGCTTGCTCTAATTGAATTTTACTTTGCATTAAAGCTTTTTGTTTTTGAACTTCCGCTTGTGCTGCAACTTGTTGTGCTTGGGCGTTTGCTTGAGATTGAGCTTGAATATTTTGTTGTTGGATTAACTGATCTTTTTCTTGTTTCTTCCTTCTTCTTAATTTTAATAATTGATTAGCTAATTTTACATTTTTAATTTCTCTAATATCAATTGCGTCTTCTAATTCAATATTATTTTGAGCTATAGCAACTTGGATATTATTTTCAAGTAATTGTTTTTCTTCTTCATCAGGTGCTAATTCAATAAATATACCAAAATCATATAAATGTAATTCTGCTAATTCTTCTAATGTAGCAACGTTGTGTGCTCCTACACTTTGAATGAAAGCATTCCTTGTTGGTGAAAACTCTAAAACATCAGATATTCTTAATGATATTTTTTCTGCAGTTTCGGTTGTTAAATATAATCCAGATTGCAAAATATGTCTTGTAGCAGTATTTGAATTAGCCGCTGCTAATTTTTGTATTCCTACTAAAGCATGTTTATCTGGAGTACTAGCGTCTCTAGCTTCATTTAAGCCAGTAGCATCACGGATCATTTGCATATAATAGTTGTACGTGCTAATCAATGCTGCTAATTTTCCAGTACCTGCTTGATTATTTATTTCTTGAATTGGTATTTTACCAGGATTCATATCCCCATCCGATGTAAATGATCTACCAATTATACTACCGGTTTGGAAGAACATGTTAAGTGCTTCTTGTGGGTTATAATTTGTACCATTACCTAAATCAATTTCAGCAAGTCCATCGGCATCTACATAAACACCATCTGGGACCATTCTAGCTAATATTTGCTGTATTTTTAAATGAGTTAATTGGATCATATCAGCAAAACTAGTAATTCTACCAACTAAAGATTCAATTTTACCATTATATATTCTAGGGGCAACTATAGAATAATTTAATTTTACTTTATTTACATCACTTTTTTCACGCAACATATTTTCAGCAATATTCCATTTTAGAAGTTTTTTACACCCAGGTAAATAAACCCCCTCATACAATACTTCTACATTTTTTGCAATTCTTTCGAACCTTAATCCCTTAGCATCTGGTGGAGGATTAAACGCGTCTGATTTTCTAATAATCTTTTCAGCGCCTGTTGCAGTTTCTTTTACTTTATAAACCTCGTTCATGTAGGTCTTGTAATTAAAATATAAAACCTGAACAGAATTATTATCCTCATTATTTGCTTGGGCTGAATTTTTATTATATATACTATAATCCTTACTACCCTTCTCTGATATTTGCTTTAAATCCTCTTCCGTTAAATTTGGAAATTCTTTTTTAATTTCAGTTACATTAACGCTTTTCATCTCCCCTACATAATATATATCATCAAAATAAGGTGATTCTGTATATGAGTGAATTATATTAGCTGGATCAACATATTCTATCTTAATACCCTCAGACTGTGTAAATGTATTTTTAACACATCCTATACCTAAAACAGTTAAATCATAATAAAACCTTTTTCTTACAAGCTCATAATTATTTTGATTAAATACTGTTTGTATGGCTTGTTCCTCTGCTATTTCTATACCTTGCTTATAATTTATTTGCATATGAAGTTCTAGTTCTTCTTCATTCTCAGGTAATTCCCCAGCAGGCATACTACTTAAATCTATACCAAAATTCTTTTGTACATACTCAGTTATTGGTTTTGCCTGCATATCTACCAATATCTTTTGCATATAAGCAGTCCTTTTATTAACTCCATATGGATCTTGAGAGAAAGCTTTTACATCATATGTTCTTTCTGCGATACCATTTACTACTATATCTACAAATTTAGGTATAATTGGAACAGGCTTCCAATCTAAATTAAGGTAAGACAAATCACCGTTAATAGATAATTCATCTTTATATTTTTGTATACTTTGCTCACCTCTAGCATATTGTCTTAATTTATGAAAATTATTTTGGTTTTGGAAAAATCTATTAACTCCACGAGATTTTTTTAACCATTCATTTTCTATAGCTTTAGCAACATCTAATCCATACTCAAAAGTTAATTTTGTATCATCATTAACCGTTTGGCTTGGAAAGTATTTATTAATAACTGATTCAGCCATAATTCTTTATTATTTTCGATATAGTTCCTTTGTTTTCGTACTTTGAAAGATTGATATTTACTTTAGGTTGTATTCGTTCAGCATGTGGTCTATATCTATTTTTATTACATGCCATTATTGCTAACCCTGAACTTATAGCGGCATCAAATTTTGTTCTTTTGTTTATATCAAACCTAGCCCAATCATTTAATGTCCTATTAAAATATAAATTACCGTAACCCCCATCGTTGGTAATACCAACATAATCATTAATATAAGTTTCAATTGCCGCCGCATGAGCCTGTCTTATATCTTCGCTTGAATTAGGTATACCACCGACTTCTCTTTCTGTAATTGATAATTTATTTTTAGCTTTATCTGGTCTATTCATTGAATAACCCCTATAGCCTCTTCTTTTTAAATAATATAATAATCTTGGTTTATTGTTTTCTGCTAGTATTGGCATTCCATAAAATACTAATGCCATTAATACATCTTCAAAAAACATTTCTGCGGTTGGTGGTCTAGCTATATATTCTAAGAAAAACATATTAGCAGGAATATTTTCCATACTAAATTTAGTTAATCCATGTAAAGCGCCATTAGATCCTTTACCATCTGTTGTCCCTGATATATCATATGAGTCACATCCAAATGCACCAACATGTTCATTACCAGGCCATTTAATATTATTTTTAATTACAATATTGTTTTGTTGTTTTAATTCTGGAACCCAGCTTACCTTAAATCTTCCACTAGGATTTGGTGAAAATTGTACCGTAGTATCTTTTATACCATTTTTCCAACTGAAACTACCAATAGTAACATTTCTACTATTTTCCATTTCATCATTAAAATCAATTTGTTCGTATATTTTCGCTAAATTAAATATACTATTTTTAGTTTCATCTCTAAAGGCATGCTCTTCTGTTCTTGGGAATTGCCTATAGAATTCATTTAAAGCATCTTGGTCGTTTTTTAAACCTTCAACTTCATTTTCCCAGTGCTCAATAACGCCGACATCAATAATTTCTCCGTTGGGATCTTCAGTACCCTCTTTTGGCGAATCGAATACAGGTAATCCATAAGAATCAAGGAACCCCTCGAAGTTCCATTCCATAGGTATGAACAAAGAATAGAGTCCTGAGCGAGTCTGTCCATTGCGGTTTCTTTTTGTAACATCTGAGTTATCATATAATTTTTTAAAGTTTTCGCCTCCTTTGTCTAAAGCATTACTAGTGGATCCCATCATACATTTACCAATAATCCTACTACCTAATCTTAATGTGGTTTTTGTAACCCTCCAATTATTTAAAATATTTTCTGGCCTCTCCCATTTTCCAGCTTCATCATGTATAAGAAGTGCTAATTTTTCACCATCATAACTATTATCGCCAGTATTTTTCCAGTCTATTGTAGTATCTAATCCTTGAATATCTTCTATACTTTCATTTGTAGTAAGTTTCCTACGTGTAAATTTAGATGCTGGAACTCTAAATGCTAATTCTGTTTTAGGTCGATCCATACCATCTTGAATCGGTTTAAAAAAGAATGGGTAGTTAACCGAAATTGGTACTACTTTATCAGTAAACATTTTTTTAGCATCAGCTCCGGTTTTAGATAATATTCCATATCTACAATCACTTGATATTGTTGCTAAATTAACAGCCTCAGCACTTGACATAAAAGAAAATCCAGAACGCCTATTTTTTAAATAGCACATCCCATAACATCTTTTATCAGCTTTACAAGCTTCCCAAAATATATAAAATAATCTGTTTGGCTCTCTAAAATCAGGTTTACCTACATCAATTTTAGACCATTGTAAATACATATAATGAGTGCCTGTTATATATGTTGGTATGCCTTTATTATAATACCAAAACCCATCTTCACGTTTATTAAACTCACTATCAATATATGTATGCCATTTATTTTTAAATTCCGCGGGCAATCCTCTCCAATCAAATATTGTTTTTATTTTTTGAAGTTGTTTTGGATATTCAGTTACTCCCCACTTATCCTTTTCAAATTTATGAATATTTTTTGGTTGTTTTGGTAAAGCTATCTTTAATCCTTGAATTTCATATACTTCACCAATCTCGCCAGTCTTGCTTATAACAACAACATCATTCTCTTTGTTATAACCATATTCCCATTTTTTAGACTTATTAAGTCTTTTAATAGTATTTATTTTTATAGGTTGTATAACCTTATATAAACTTTGCTCGTACATTACTTAGACCTCCTTTCAGCAAACCCTGAAAAACTTTGTTCTTTATTTTCTAAAGGTTTATTATCTAATAAAGATTTTTCCTCTTCAATTCTATTTAATATCTCAAAAGCATCAAAGATAGCTAGCTTTTTTGTAGCTGCAGCATTTTTTAATCTATCTGCAGAAATATCATCATCTGAATCAACAATTGGCTCTTTAGCAACCTTAATTAATTCATCAACAGCTTTCTGTCCAGCTTGGATTATATTCTTTTTCGTTTCCTTTACATTCATACTTAATAGATATTGCGTTGGTTAAAACTCTATATAATCTTTCACCATCTACAACAAATTCATATTCACTGCTAGGCGTAAATCCAACTAAATCTCCTTTTTTTATATCTACAAGATCACTGTCAACATATTTTATAATTCCACGCAATGGAACTTCTTTCTCATTTGATAATATATTATTTGATAAAATTGGTTTGATAAAACAGTATCCCTTTGGAGCACACCATTTATTATTTCTTTTATATAGGAATATCTGATCGGGTCTAACAAAATATTCATTTTCTTTATAATAGCTTTTACTATTTTTTTCAATTCCCCTTACATCATACCATCTTCTAAAAACATTGTGATGAACTATAACTTCATCTCCATCTTCCATTTCGGTATCATTTACCCGAGGAGCACTTAATACAACCCCATTACGACTAACATACCGATGATCAGAAATCTCTGTATTTAACAGTAACTCTGAATCACCGATTTGTTTGGTATTGTCGTATCTATTGGATTTTGGTTTTATTATAAAATCAAATACACTTTGCATTAGTATTCTAAATTATATTCAACTGCTATAGCCATGTTTTTATTGAAATCTTTCCATGGTAATACCTCGTTGCCTTTTTTTATAAAAATAGAAAACTTTTTATCTTGCTCAATTATATCACATATTATATGCCCACCATACACTTCCTGTCCAACAGCATAGTGCATAGCGTCATTTTTATAATCTCTCCCAATACTAATCTTCCTTACTAGGCTGCTCATCTTCTTTAGGAATTTCAGTTATAGTTCCATCTTGTAAATTAACTGAAACTTGTCCATATGCTTCTTCAAGACCTTTTTGTACTTCACTTAATTCCCCTTGGACTACTTGTACTTGA